TAGCACAACTTCTCCCATAGATGCACAAACCTTTACCCTTGTTTGTAATACTTCTATCGCTGTGTAAGCTTGTATCTCAAACGCTTCTACGTTTTCTTTGTAGAAAACAGCGTATTCTTCCTGAGATAATATATCTTCTTCTTGAGTCTTGCGATTAATTACCCTGTAAAAAGGAACTTTTACTTTATAAAATCTTTCTAATACCTGATACTTTTTAGATTCAAAGTAATCTTTATCCTTAACATCAGCAGGCGTAAATACCTTCATACTATTTCTATTTTGAGAAGAAGGATAGTCTTCTTCATCGTAAGTAAATCCTGATATGTCGTGAATAAGACCTTTTATCTCCTCTCCGGTAATTGGATCAATACGATCTCCCAATTCAGGGTAGAGGTTGACGGCTTGTTCTCCCGTGAGGATGGTGGAAAGGATAAGACCATCTGAGTCGCTAAACCATCTATTTCTAGAACTGGGGGATGCATAAACCCTAAAAGGATCTATATAAGTGAACCTGACATCACCTCTACCAAAATCTGACTCTCTATCAATATAAGCATATAAATAACCCATACCTGTTGTTGCATAATCTTGTATGGCTTGTTTCATTTGCCAATCACCATCTGATGTTTCCCATATGTAATTCATAATACTACGCCACAACGTAGCGACTTGCACATCAGAATCTTCTCTAGGGGTGATTGTAAATGCAGGAGGTCTGGAAGTTAAAACAGCTTTAAATTTTTCAATAGCAGATGAAACACGATCCATTGGTATATCTGCTTGATTTCTAGAAGCAAGCTCATCGGATTCATCTTGGGTAAAATGATTGCCCAAATAAAAGTCAATATCTCTACGAGCTTCCGTATCCCAGTCAGATCGAGCATCTCTCCACTGTCTGTAAAGCTCATCGTTGTATAAAGCTCTTTTATCTTGCTCCATTTTATCTAGGCATCTCCATTGATTCAGAACCCATACCTTGCCTTACTGCAGGCATACCTCTCATCATGCTTTGCATTTTTGCAAATTCTAACAAGTCTCTCATTCTCATCGAATCAGCCATCGTAGTATTTGGCATAGGTGGTGCTTGCATTTCTATACTTTCTGAGTCACCAAGCATACCTTTCAATCTCATCAATTCTAGTGTTTTTAAAGCTTTATTCTCTGTGTCTTGATCTATACTGTCTTGTAACATCATAGTAGTGTCTCTAACAGCTCCTAAAACACTACCTCTATAAACATTAGGATTGGCCATTCTTTGATCAATACTTTGTTCTAATTGACGATTTTGCTCATCAGCAAACATCTGTGGGTCTGGAAATGGCCCTATCATACCACCATCTTGCATACCCATCATCTTTTTCTTCATAGCCATACCACCGCCCATCATACCCATAAGTGAATCGTCTACCATGCCACCCATCTGCATATAGCCCATGCGATTTCTAACCATCTCTGGTAACTTGCCTAGACCGGGGTTGTCTTTTGGTACTGGCTTTAGTTGTCCACCTTTTTCCATCATCATCATCTTGTCTTTGACCATACCACCGTGTCCGTAGTTCATCATTTTATTCTTAACCATACCACCATGACCATATCCCATCATTTTCTTTTTTACCATACCGCCATGTCCATACTGATTCATTACCATTCCACCACCAGCATAAGCATCAACCATGCCGCCTGTACCCATTGGTTTAGGCCCAGCGTTTACCATGCCACCACCATACATTCCTTTCATGTTTGCTGTCGTAGCCATTTCAATTAGTTTATCAATATTAGAATGCCCACCTTTCTCTGGCATATTATTAATCATGTTCAACATAGGGACTCCTACCATATCAACGGCTTCTTTGCGAATAACAAACTCACCGGGGGTTAAAATTGTTTTTACTGTATCTGTTGTACCGGGCATTACTCTTTTATCTCAAAGTGAGGAAAGTCATCAAAGCGGTTATCTTTAACTTCCCACCTTCCTTTTTCTTCGTACATATCCCAATTACCACCCCATCTTAACTTAATACCCATACCACGGGCAATACCAAGAACAAAGCCAGCAAAAAGTGTTTGCCGTTCTCTATCCTCCCAATCGACAGGATAAGGGGTAACGTCAACGGCTTTAGAAGGGCTAGCATTATGGCGACCATTAGGATACTTAACCTTAGTACGACCTTTATTAAATAAATCATTTTGTCTTTCCTTTCCTCTATGCCCCTCTAAAATACTACAATCAACGTACTTAATTACTTCATTAAATACATCTTGCAGCTTTTGATCGCAAGTAGCGAGTCTTGATTTTGATCGATTAGAGTATCTAGGCATAATTGTATTTAGCTATGTTATGTTAAACATAAAATATGACAAGTACAATAATTATTTAGAATCTTGCCCCACTCATCCAGTTGTAGGCTCTTCTAGTTATTTTGCGAATAGGTTGATCAGCCTCTGCTTCAAGTGATTCTAGTTTTGTTGAGGCACTCTTTGGTGGTTTAGCAAAGTAGTCTGCATAGTATAAAGCATCCATAACATCGTCGTTTCTTGGTTTAGGATGTTCAAAGAACTCATCAACCAGTTCTGTCATCTCTCTTTGGATGTAAAGTTTCTTAGAATTAACAATTGGGCCTAGTGTTGTTTCTAGTCTATCTTGTTTTTTGATTCTATTTGGTGGTTTTACTCCCTTAAAGATTCCGGGTAGTAATCTTTTTTCAGATGCAGACAATCTGGTTACCATATCTCTTACCATTTCCTGTGCAGCTACCGTTTCAATCGTCACTCGTCTTACTGGAGTGTACTTATTTGCCAAGGAGATTATTTGTTTGGGAACGTCAAACGTAGGGATTCTCTCTCTAAAGTACTCTAATACATACCGATTTTTGTTAGAGTCTATGCCCATAACTAAGATCACTTGATAATCTGAGTTTTCAGAAGCAGTAGCTGCTAGGTCAACACCAATGTAAATATTGATAGGGATCGCATTATCCCCTTCTATTAAATAATTAAACTTTCCTTTATTTTCAACCCTTCCTTTGTAGTACTGTATTCGATCTATCTTAAATGATGCATTGGTAATATCTCTCGCATCATTCATATATTCCTGTGCAAACTTATTAACGAGTCCTGCTTCGATAAACTCTCTTTTCTTTCCCTCTAGTTTTTTCATAGAGAATTGTTCTGGCCATATAGACTGATTATCTTCAATAGCCCTATGAAAGACAACGCTCCAAGGATACTTTCTATTTTCTTCTTTTGCTTTGTTGTAACCATCTACAACCATTTGCAAGAAACTATCAAAGTGTACAATCGTTCCAGACAGCCATATCCACCCCTCTTTGCCCGGAGTTTCCTCTAAGGCAGGGTACACTGTGGATACGATCCATTTCTTAATATCTGCACGCCTTTCTGGCGTTTTAGTATTTAGCTCTGATTCAAAGTCATCAAGGACAATACCGGTATATCGAACATCCACCTCAGCACGACCTCTTAAACGCTGTGAAGTTCCCTTCGCTATCAAACGATCCCCTTTAGGGGTTACAATATCTTTTTCAGTCCAACGCTTTCCTGCTGCACCTCCATCTAAATTACCAAAATAGTACTTTAGTCTTTTGTTCATTTCAAAATGATTTCGCAAATACTTTAAATGATCAATAGACTGACTCTGTTCTTCTGATACCCATGCAATAAAGTGCTGCTCATCTTCTCTAGCAAAGACCAGTTTATGCATAATCGCTGCTTTTGAAAGTATAGACTTGCCAAAACCTCTAGGCATGATAATGCAAGTACGACTTCCTGCTTTTGTTGTGGTTAATTTATCTGCTACATCAAAGTGAAAGGAAGGAGAGGCTGACTTGTTTAAGAAATCGTTGGGTAAAAACGCTCTACCAAAGTAAATAAGACTTTTATAAGAGTTGGCAAGGATAGTATCCCGCCTTTTCATCTCTGATGGCGGGGGTGTTACGTTAAAACTATTCATTTTTTTAATTGATTTAACACATTTTTAGCAAAAGGAGCAATATATTCTTCATAATCTTCTTTTTCGATAAGTTTTTGTATTGAATCTCTTTTTTTAGCATTTGGTTCAACAACTTTTAACATCCTATCTATGCCTCTTTGTAAAAAATAAGATTTTTCTGGAACACTCATTGCTACTGCTCTATCATAATCAATTAAATTTCTTATTTTGTTAAAAGCTTTTTTACCATATTTTTTTAAAGCCATATCTAAAAGGCTTCTTGTACCTCCAGTTCCAGATATAGCTGAAAAAACAGGATCAACACCACCTATATAAGAGGGTGATCTATCTTCATACATAAAACCAGTTCGATATAAATCTTCTTGCTCTGCTTTCATTATTAGATTATCAATGTTGCTGTGCACATTTGTTGATACAGCTTGTGTCATTTGTAATAAATTGTTATCCATCAGATAATTCCTTCTTTGTTTCCGGCAATATACCTTGTTCAAATGCTTTTAATTTTTCTTTTGTAAAGCCAGTAAACTCTTGTATTAAAGCTACAGAGTCTACTTTTTT